GACACTCATTGTCGTTTACAGAAATGCGTGAACGTGGCTAAATATATTCAAATACGAGGATTCTCAGATGAAATTGCAAGAACTCAATCAACAAAAATCGGTCACCCGAATCGAAAAGGTTCTAGAAAGCCGGCTCGGCAAATCCATTGATTTTGACCGGGTTGATGCTCGCACAGCGCGTTCCATGCTGGGTCGGGTGCGCAGCGTTATCGCTGAAGTACGCAACAGCCACGGATTTTATCGCAGCGAAAAAAATCCCAGCTATCTCCGTGCGCTCATGCTGGAGCAAGCACTAGCGGCCGTGATCGAAGAAGAAGATTTACCCATCGATATGGAAGACCCCAAGGTCAAGACAGCCATGGACAAGCTCAAGCGCAAGCAGACCCTAAGTCCCGACGAGCAGAAGATGGTCAATACCATTGCCACTGTGCAGGCCAAGGAAAGCAAAAATCTCCGAGAACAGGCCGAGCTGCAAACAGCCCAAGTGGTGCTAGCAAGCCAGGACATGATCGATCGTATCCAGGGCATGATGGAAGATGTCAGCGAAATGCAGTTCAAAGATCTGCCCGCCCTGGTATCCAGTATCAAACAAGACATGGGTACAGCACAGGCCGGACAGTTCCAGACTGCAGCCAGCCAGTCATTGGCCGGATTGCTACAGGCCATACAAGGTGCCAAGCAACAGATGGAAACAGCACAAGGTGCTATCACGGGTGACACCATGGAAGTTCCTGGCGAAGTTCCTGCTGAACCTGGCATGGAACCGGCCACCGGCGAAGAACCCGATCTCAGCCTTGACGCCAATCTCGGTGACATAGAAGACGAGACCGAACCCGAAGTCGATCTAGGACGTGAGCGACGCTGATGCGTTTGCTAGAGCTGTCTGATTCTGATCCACAAAATCTCAGGCTGTTGGCATTGAGTAAATTTTTGCTGGGTCGGAGTCAAGACACAGATGCAGAAAAAACCATCGGACTGGGCACATTCCTGAGCCTGGCAAACAACATGGACATATCGCTCACCGCCGACTCCTTGAAAAATCTAGTACAAACTCCACCACTTAATGCTGTGATAGCCAATGTTGAAGGCGATGCTGAATCTGGACGGGTGATATTCAAAGGTGCTGATCAAGCGCCCAATGATACCATGAATGTGGATCAAGCCCGTCAAACGGTAGACCAGATGGCCAAGCGCGCCTTGGACTAGTCTCGAAATCCAGATCATGGGTGTCACAGTCCGCGGTCAAATCAATCAACTCGAACAGCACACACCGGCTGTGATCTCTTCGGTCAAGACAGCTGTACCAACAACCGCCATGTCACGAAGACCGTCACAGATCACTCAAACCAGTTTAGGACCTGGAGTGGTCTGGGCCAACTCGGACTTTTGCTGGACCAGCGTTCCTAAGAACGCCAACATGGTGTATAGATCCATACTGCAAAATCTCGGTGTTCCTAGAGTCACCTATCAACCCACACACGGGCAGACATGGTGTATTTTTGTGATACGCGATCCGCGCACACGCTTGATCAGTGCCCTGGGAGAACACTGTTTGCGTCGACGGGTGCGTGGACGATCCATCAAAGATCTGTTGGAGTCTTTGCTTGCTGATCCTGGCAATTTTGACGAGCATCTTGAACCACAGACAGTATGGGTGCAAGGCAAGCGTTACACTGAAATCTTATTGTTTGAGGATCTCTATCAGCAGACATTGGCTCATCCATTTTTCGCCCCCCACAGCACAGTGGTAAACAGATATATGAACCCGGATCGATTAAATAACAGCAAACACCATCGAGGCAAAAGCCTCCAGCAACTTTACCTAGATCATCAAGACTTGGTTGATCTTGCGATCAAAAAGTATTACAATAAAGATCTTGATATCTGGAAAGACAGAAAAAATTGGACAGGAAAGGAAATCTAGATGGCTTATAGCTCTGAAGTGATTGACCATTACGAAAATCCACGCAATGTGGGCAGCATGGACAAGGCTGACCCTGCAGTAGGCACCGGTATGGTGGGGGCGCCTGCTTGTGGAGATGTCATGAAGCTGCAGATCAAGGTCAACAACGCCGGTGTAATCGAAGACGCACGATTCAAGACCTACGGTTGCGGCAGCGCGATTGCCAGCAGTTCCTTGGTAACAGAATGGGTCAAAGGCAAGACTCTGGACGAAGCCAAAGAAATCAAGAACACAGCCATCGCTCAGGAACTGAGCCTGCCTCCAGTGAAAATACACTGCTCGATACTGGCCGAGGATGCCATCAAGGCAGCCATAGAAGACTACAGGAAAAAACATGCAGACTCAGTTTGATGTCACAGACGTAGCGGCTGAAAAGATCCGTCGGCAAATTGAACGGCGCGGTCGAGGACTGGGCATCAAAGTAGGTGTCACTACCACAGGATGCTCGGGCCTGGCCTATACCTTGGAATTCGTAGATGAAGAACAAGGGCGTGAAGTATGCATGGAGCATCATGAAATCAACGGTGTCAGGATCTATGTGGATCCCAAACACAGACCTTATCTCTATGGCATGACCATTGATTATCAGAAAAAAGGTCTCAACGAAGGATTCGAGTTCATCAACCCCAACGAACGTGATCGCTGCGGGTGCGGGGAAAGTTTTACAGTTTGAATCTTGAAGAAAAAAAGCAGTGGTTGCGAGAGCATGCACATCTTTGCCCGGCTCCTTACACCAAGCGCGATTTTCGCATACAGAACTTCAATCAGTTTGGACTGACCTGCTGTTGCAATCTTGATACCACTCGAGTCACTGAATCCAATCCTGCACAAGCAGTTGATGCAGTAACAAAAGCCATGGATCTCAACCAGCGTGCCCGCGAGTGCTCACGCTGTGTCAGCGAAGAGTCCCAAGGACACACCAGTGAACGCATGCGTCTAATGCTACAATGGACACCCGAGCAGCTACAGCAATTCGACCAGTTAAGGCAGCTGCCTCACGATCAAGAAGTAGAAGTGGCCATGAAATTCAGCACTGTCTGCAACCTGGCTTGCCGGAGCTGTAACCCCAACGACAGTACCTTGTTTGCACAGGTTACTAATACCCCTTTGGCCCTGACCAAGTGGCAGAACGATCTTGCTGATATTCCTGCGTACTGGCAAGCTATCACAGATGACATACAGCGACAGCATGCCATACATGGCGACATCATTGTGCATCCTATTGGAGGGGAACCTTTTGTTACTGCCGGATTTGCTCGTCTGGTAGATTGGTTGTGTGAAACAAATCTGGCACAACACGTTAAACTGCGAGTGACCACTAACTTCGTGGTGCCAATTACAGACCGCTGGATTGACAAGTTAGCCCGGTTTCGATCTGTCCAGATAGTGGCCAGCATTGACAGTGTGGGAGACAACTATAATCAGGTGCGATGGCCGGCTGAATGGAACAAGATACAGAGCAATCTTGATCACTGGGCTAACACAGTCTCAAAAGACCCAGCACGATTCAATCACATGTGTGTGATCATGGTTTTTACCATCAACAACATATTCTACATTGACGAAATACTGGATTGGTGGCATGGGTGGTTGAGTGATAACCCAGGATTCAATCTAGATCTCCAGAACATACATGTGTATCGCCCGGCGTTCCTAAAGCCGGAAGTTTTGCCATCGCGATATCGTGGACAGTTGTTGCAGATCATGAAACCATTAGTGGATCATCCTTTGTTTGCCAATCACCGTCATCCCCAATTATATGATTTTGTAGCCAACACAGTGAGTGTGCTCCAGCAAACTGTGCCTGCTGATAATGCCCTGTGGCAAGACTATCTGCGTTACACTGCTGAATATGACGCTAGGACACGGTCCGACAGTTTCCGCTCCAATTCTCGGTTGTTCCAGTTACTGGACACAGACGATATCGCGATCTATCACGAACAGGCCAACCGGGTTGATCGCACCCTTCCAATATATGGCCATCAATCATTGCTGTAAAACAACAACATGCTGATCAAAAAATTCGATTATCAACCCTTGTCAAGGGCCACAGTCAACGGACAGAGATTGTATGCCACACCCAATGGCGACCGCTTGCCTTCGGTGACCACAGTACTGGATCGCACCAAGCCAGCGGAAAAACGCATGGCATTAGAACAATGGAAAAAAAGAGTGGGTGTGGAAAAGGCCCAACAGATCACCACTGAAGCTGCCAATCGTGGCACTCGGATGCATACCTATCTCGAACACTATATCATAAACGGCACACAGAAAGAACGTGGATCAAATCCATTTTCATGGCCTAGCCATGCCATGGCAGCCACTGTGATTGAGCAAGGGCTCAGCGGAGTAGACGAATTTTGGGGCACTGAGGTTCCTTTGTATTTTCCTTCCGTGTACGCAGGCACTACGGACTGCGTAGGTGTGCATAGAGGACAAGAAGCCATCATGGATTTCAAGCAGACCAACAAACCCAAGCGAGAAGAATGGATTGACGACTACAAACTACAGCTAGCAGCGTATGCCGAAGCACACAACGAGTTGCACGGCACTGCGATACGCAAGGGCGTGATTCTGATGTGTGTAAAACCCGACATGGATGATCAGGGTACTATAGTGGGGCAACCACAGTATCAAGAGTTTGTGGTAGAAGGATCAGACTGGGACCATTGGCGTGATCAGTGGTGGAGACGATTGGAACAGTACTATAACCAGGTAAATAGCTGATCGAGGAAAAACCATGGCCATAGTACAGATTTCACGCATAACCAATCGCACCGGATTGCAGACCGATTTACCCCAGTTGGATGGAGGAGAACTAGGGTGGGCAGTTGATTCACGCCGTCTCTATATCGGTAACGGTACACTAGCAGAAGGTGCACCGGTTGTTGGCAACACAGAAATACTGACCGAATTCAGTGACATCACAGTGCTCAGCGATTACACCTACAAAGACATTGCCGTAGGTTACGCTGCGCAGACCGGAGCTACCACTGGTGATCCCGTGATCCGATCAGTACAGACCAAGCTGGATGATCAAGCCTCCGTGCGAGATTTTGGTGCAGTGGGCGACGGAGTAGCTGACGATACAGCAGCCATCAATCGCGCACTGTATCAGCTGTTTTGCCGCGAAGTCAACACACAGATACGGCGTAGCTTGTTTTTTCCGGCCGGCACCTATCTTGTCACAGATACTATCAAGATACCACCCTTTGCCAAACTGATCGGCGAAGGTGCATCATCCACTATCATACGTTTGGATGTCACGTCAGGTGCAGCCCCAGAGTTCATGGTGCAATTCGCTGACAGCCTGCAGCAGACAGAAAGCAATCTAGGACTCAACGGAGCTCTGTTACCAGAACATATCGAAGTGTCCTCCATGACTTTCCAATCTGCAGAAGAAACTGATTTAGTTCAGATAGCATCTGCCCGACAGTGCTGGTTTGACAGCGTGGAGTTTGTGGGCCCACTCACGGTGTCAGATCTTCAAGATCTGGGATTTGACCCTGATGGCGGAAACGATTTTGCCACAGTGAGATTTTTCAACAAAGGATCGATCAGCACCTGTGCTGACATCACGTTTGATCGCTGTCGTTTTTCTGGTCTGGCCAAGGCCATGGACACTGATGTTGCTGTGACAGGAGTGACCGTGACCAACAGCCTGTTTGATGTGCTTTACTATGGCATCACCCTGGCACGCGGCACATTAGAAGGATCTGGCCCCAGTGGATTCCGTGTGGTACACAATCGATTCAATCAGATCTTCGCACAGGGTCTGTGGTTCCAGGATACCAATCTCAATGCTTCGGCTTATAATCTGTTCCAAGACGTAGGCGACAGGATTGCTGTTTCGCCGATATCAGCAGTAGTCGAGTTTGGCAATGACAACAACATCAGCGTAGGAGACCTTTTCTCGCGGACCGATGTTGAAGTTCGAACCACTGCGTTGCCACGCATCAAGGTCACCGGCTCAGCCACAAATACTGGCAGCGGAATACGGCTAGGACGTTACAGTCGTGATCGTGGCCGCACACTGGCATTACCGGACAGCGGTAATGCTGTTGTGGTGCAGTACAATATCACCTTATCGCCCATGGTAGAAATCGAGTACACGATTTCTCGCGGAGATCTTGTGAAATCTGGTACCATGCTGGTCACAGCAGGCAGTCCTGATGGCAGCACTGAGGCAGTGATCTGGACCGATGATTTCAATGAAATAGGTGATACGCGAGTGACTCTATCAGCTAGCCGTCTCAGTGACACAGTGACCGTAACTGCGTCGGCTACTTCCACGGGCACTTTGCCCACCATGCTCTACTCGATCAAACAGCTATTCTGATGTGGCCAGCTCATTTTGAGCATCGATTACGCGACTGGAATCTGCTCCGTGATCGCTGTGACGGCAATGAACTTGACCAGGCACTGTTAGACATCAACGATTGGTGGTTTCGGGCACCCATGGTCAATCGATATCTGCACTGGGACGATTGGCAAAAATGGCCAGATCCTTGGCAGCTTTTGGCTGACGATTACTATTGCGATGTTGCAAGAGCTCTAGGAATACTGTACACTATACGAATGTCCAACTCAGTCTATACATCAGTCTGTCTAGTGCAAACCGAGTCCGAGACCTTAGTCCTGATTGACTCGGGGAAATATATTGTTAATTGGTGCCCTGGTCAGGTGTTAAATATCCATTCAAATCCCATAGCAATCAAGAAACAACTCGATTCTCGAGTCTTTGACAACAAAATAGGTTAAACATGCCACAGATACAAGTTCAAAAAAGAAATGGCGATCGTGCTCCATTGGATCTAGAAAAAATACACCGTGTGGTGTTCTGGGCCACAGAAAACGTCACAGGAGTCAGCGCCAGCGAAGTGGAAATCAAAAGCCACCTGCAGTTTTACAACGGTATCAAGACTGCTGACATACAAGAGACCTTGATCAAGAGTGCAGCTGATCTCATATCTGAGGAAACGCCCAACTACCAGTATGTGGCAGGCCGTCTGATCTGCTATCATTTGCGCAAGCAGGTCTATGGCAATTTCCAGCCCTGCCACATTCTAGAACTGGTACAGCGCAATGTGGCTGCGGGATTTTATGATCCGGCTCTTTTGGAAGACTATTCGGAATCCGAGTGGGATCAGATCAATGCTTTTTTGCGCCACGACCGCGATGAAAATCTTACCTATGCAGCCATGGAACAGTTTCGCGGCAAGTATCTGGTACAAAACCGTGTGACCAAAGAGATCTACGAAACACCACAGATAACCTATGCCTTGATCGCTGCCACTCTGTTCAGTCAGTACTCCCGGGAAAAACGCATGTTGTGGGTAAGAGACTACTATGATGCGATCAGTACACACCAGATATCTCTACCCACACCTGTGATGGCTGGAGTGCGCACTCCTATGCGCCAGTTTTCTAGTTGTGTGTTGATCGAGACCGATGACAGTCTGGACAGTATCAACGCTACTAGTTCGGCCATTGTGAAATATGTAAGCCAGAAAGCCGGCATCGGCATCGGCGCCGGGCGCATACGTGCCATCAAGAGTCCTATACGCAACGGTGACGCTTATCACACTGGTGTGATTCCGTTCTATAAACTGTTCCAGGCAGCGACCCGTAGTTGTAGCCAGGGAGGGGTACGCAACGGTGCTGCCACTCTTTACTATCCTGTATGGCATCTCGAAGTAGAAGACCTCCTGGTACTCAAAAACAACAAAGGCACCGAAGACAATCGTGTGCGGCACATGGACTATGGCGTACAGTTCAACAAGGTCATGTATGAGAGGTTGCTGTCTGGGGGTGATATCACCTTGTTCTCACCACATGATGTACCTGAAATGTTTGATGCTTTTTATACCGACGTGGACCGTTTCCGTGAGTTATACGAGCGTGCTGAACGCAATACCCGACTGCGCAAAAAAACAGTCAAGGCCGTGGAACTGTTCACAGCATTCATGCAAGAACGCAAAGACACCGGACGTGTGTACCTTATGAATGTGGATCATGCCAACACACATGGCAGCTTCCGTCCTGAAGTAGCACCTATACGACAGAGCAATCTCTGTTGTGAAATTGACCTGCCCACACGACCCATGTCGGATATCTACGATGAATCCGGGGAAATCGCACTGTGTACTCTCAGTGCCATCAACTGGGGCGCTTTCCGCACACCAGAAGAAATGCAAAAGCCTTGTGAATTAGCAGTTCGTGGCCTAGATGCCTTGTTGACTTATCAACGCTATCCCATCCGAGCTGCAGAAGTAGCCACACAAAAACGCAGACCATTGGGAGTAGGTATCATTAATCTTGCATTCTGGATGGCTAAGAATGACATGACCTACAGCGAGCCCAACCTTGCCTTGATTGATCAGTGGGCACAGCACTGGAGTTACTATTTGATCAAGGCCAGCGCTGATCTGGCGCAAGAGCAAGGGGCCTGCCCGGGCAGTGACGAAACACGTTATCATTCTGGCACACTACCAGTGGATACCTACAAGCGTGATGTGGATGAGTTAGTGCCTCACACTGACTGTATGGACTGGGAAGGCCTACGCCAGCATCTACGAACACACGGCATACGCAACAGCACATTGATGGCTTTGATGCCAGCTGAAACATCGGCACAGATCTCCAATGCTACCAACGGAGTGGAACCTCCTCGCAGTTTTGTTTCGGTGAAACAGAGCAAGGACGGTGTGTTGAAACAAGTAGTACCCGAGTATCGTCGCCTCAAAAACAAATACGAACTGCTGTGGGATCAGCGCAGTCCTGAGGGATATCTCAAAATCATGGCAGTGCTGCAAAAATACATTGACCAAGGTATTTCGGTCAATACCAGCTACAATCCGCAGCACTACGCTGATGAAAAGATTCCCATGAGTGAGATGCTGCGACATCTTATACAGTTTTACAAGTACGGTGGCAAGCAACTGTATTATTTCAACACCTATGATGGATCTGGTGAGATCGACCTTGATCGCTTGTCAGATTTACCAGCCAAACAAGAACCTGTTACTGACTCTGATTCCTGCGATAGCTGTACCATATAAGGCAAACCCATGACAGTATTGAACCTACAACGAAATCGTGACCATACTCAAAGCCTGGCTTTTCTTGATCCAGGCGGAAGTCTGGGCATGCAGAGGTATGACACGCTGAAATATCGGCAGTTCGACAAACTCACTGACAAACAGTTGGGCTTCTTTTGGCGTCCAGAAGAAGTGGATGTGCTACGCGATGCCAAAGACTTCCGCGAGCTCACGGATCATGAGCAACATATTTTTACAGCCAATCTCAAACGGCAGATCTTGCTGGATTCGGTGCAGGGTCGCAGTCCTAACCTGGCATTCTTGCCAATCACTACACTGCCTGAAATCGAGACCTGGATAGAGACCTGGGCTTTCTCTGAGACCATTCACAGTCGCAGTTATACTCATATCATACGCAACGTGTATGCCAATCCGGCGCAAGTATTTGACGAAATGCTGGATGTAGACGACATCTTGAATTGCGGTCAGGACATCAGTCGCTACTACGACGATCTTATCCAGTACAGCCAATGGTATCAGCTGCTGGGGCCTGGCAGCCACACAGTAAATGGCCGCACTGTGGAAGTGGATGTGTTGGAACTCAAGAAAAAGTTATGGCTGTGCTTGGCATCGGTCAATGTGTTGGAAGGAATCAGATTCTACGTGAGTTTTGCCTGCTCCTGGGCTTTTGCTGAGCTCAAGAAAATGGAAGGCAATGCCAAGATCATCAAGTTTATCGCTCGTGATGAAAATGTACATCTTGCCAGCACACAACAGCTCATGAAACTGTTGCCACAGGATGATCCCGACTATGCAACAATACGTGACCAGTGCATGCCAGAAGTGCAACAGATGTATGAGTCTGCAGTGGAACAAGAAAAAACCTGGGCCCATTATCTGTTCCGTGATGGCAGCATGATTGGACTCAACGAGCAGTTGCTGGCAGAGTATGTGGAGTGGATCGCACACAAACGCATGACAGCGGTTGGTGTGCCCAGCCAGTATCGCGGAGGCTCCAACCCGTTGCCTTGGACACAAAAATGGATCGCGGGTGCAGAAGTGCAAGTGGCTCCCCAGGAAACCGAAATATCCAGTTATGTCATCGGCGGCACACTGCAAGATGTCAACGAAAAGACCCTGAGTGGTCTCAGTCTATGATCAAGGAGGAAACATGCTGACTGTTTATTCAAAAAAAATCTGCCCCTATTGCGACAACGCCAAGCAATATCTACGCAACAATGACATCGCGTTCGCAGAGATCGATGTTGAACAGGACCCAGCAGCTCTTGAGTTTATCAGGGCCGAAGGACATCGCACTGTGCCACAGATCTATCTCAATGGAAAAGTTTTTGTGCCCGGCGGTTGGGCAGGGTTAAGTAGTCTTACTCCTGACCAGATACAGCAAGAACTAGAGCTGAGACAGGCACTCGACGACGTGGACGCTATATGAATCTCAATGCAAACGACATAGTAACTTTTAAACTTACCACGGGCGAAGAAATCATCGCTCGCATCAAAACCATAGAATCTGATCATTATCTCATCGATCAACCTATATCTGCTGTGCTGGGCCCCCAGGGTCTACAGCTCATGCCCAGCTTGTTTAGTGCCAAAATGGAACAAACTGTGCGGCTAAATACTGGCAGTTGGATAATGGTAGCCGAGACCAGAGAAGATATTCGCAACAGTTACATACAGGCGACCACCGGGATCGCCCCAGTTACCAAGCAGATCATCACTGGATAGATGTCTCATTGTTTCCGGATCATGGTCCAGGGCAAGATCGAGACCTATTCGAAATTTGAGGATATCCCGGAAGTGATTGATCATGTGATCGAATTCTCGCCAGAAGTACCTCCGCCTCCGCATACCGAACCCCAACATCGGGAGATCGATGCTTGGCAGCATCGTCTACAGGAACTCATGAGGAGAGAACATGCCAGCGGCAGCTAGACGCGGTGATGCAGGAGTGGTACATTGCTCAGGTTTCAATATAGCCAGTGCGTCTGGCGATGTGTTTGTGAACGGGCGAGGCGCTGCCCGACGCGGAGACACCAGCACCGCACATAAACTCCCAGGCAGTCCTTGTCCCACACACACTAGTTCTATATCGGTAGGTTCCGGTACAGTATTCATCAACGGAAAAGCCGCGGCCCGTGTTGGTGACACATTCGGTGGATGCACATCAGTGGCATCTGGATCCGGTGATGTTTTCATAGGCGGATAGCATGGGCGCACTATCACCCAGCATGGCCATCGCAGGTGCAGGATTGTTACCCAATCCTGCTGCCAACATAGGCGTCGCCTTGACTGCCAACAACCAGGCCGTGGAATCGGCTGCTGGCTATGCCAATCTTTCTATCGTGTCTCAGATCGCTGATGTGCTGGATGATGCTTACATAGCAGCATTCGATGCCAACCTGGCCAACAACATCAGCGAAAGCACCTATGACAGCGTGTATGCCATAACTGCCAATCTCCTGCCAGCGTTGGCTGATCAACCTTCCTTGGGCAACACTGCAGCTGATCTCATTTACAATACCGGGAACGCAGCCAACATCGGTAACGTGGTTTTTGTCAGTGATGTGGTATCTGTAAATCAGACCGCCATACTTGACACCAACGACCTCAGCCGATTCTGCCAGGTATTCATGCAGAGTGTGGGATACATCAGCCAGGCCAATGCTACCTTGAACAGTTGTCGCAATGCTGACACCTTGGCCCAGACATTTGATCCAGACGCCGGCGGCATGGACGTGATCAGTACCGGTGGTCTCAATCTAGTGGCCACGGATCTGGCCAGTCTCGGTCGTGATTTTGCGGCTTTGGGAGATCTCATCGATCTCGCACAATTGCCACTGTTGGGGCTGCCCAGCACCCTGCTGTCTCGCATAGTGACTGTGGCCGGAGGAGTGCTGCCGGCGCTAGGAGAACAGCTCATAGACAGTGGTGTGTCAGAACAGGCCTTGAGAGATCTGGATCTTGGTCGCAACAGCTTTGATGCCAATGCTGAACGCCGCGCATATCTCGCCATGCTCAGCGTGACCGGAGAAACGCTTGACACGATCAAAACCATACTCGGTGTGCAGTCCAACAGCATCCGGGTCATGAGCCAACTATTGGATCCCAAGATGATCCTGCCCAGCAGTTATACCACTTTGCTGTGCCCCACTGCCAATGGACCGGTGCCGATCTATGTGAATGGTGCTGCCAACCAAGTCCTGGTGCCAGTGGTGCAGGATTCCACCACTGCGGCATTTACCGGAGAAGGCGCCACCAACAGCTACGATGTCATGAGTCTGATCATACCTCCT